TCCCCATCGTCACCCGCATCACCAAGTCCCGTCCCAGCGACACCTGGACCACGATTGCCCGCAGCGCCCTCCGTCCCGGCCCTAACCCGACCATCCAGACCTGGCACTACTCAGACGGAGCATCCAAGCTCGTCGTCGTCGGCGGCGACATTGAGCACGTCCACCCCGTCCACGTCACGTCAAAGTACAACCGAGCAATCCTCGGCTTGTCGGAGTAAGGCATGAGCGACTCCGTTTTCGAGCGTGTGCTCGCCTTGATGCTTATTGTCGGGTGCCTTTTCCTCATCTTCGCCATCGCTAGTGCTGGGATGAATTACGGCAAGGACCAGATCCGTTCCGAAGCCGTCAAAGCCAACGTAGGCGAGTTCTACCTAGACGACAACCGCACCATCCAATTCCGCTGGAAGATCAAATGACCCCCCTCCACCACCGCCTATTCCTCACCGCCACCATCCTGACCCACGCCACCGCCATCAGCCTGGCGATCTACGTGGTGTCCAAGTGAATGCCCGTATCCTTGAGCGTAAGAACGGCCTGGGCAAAAAGCATTACACCATCCAGTTCCGTGCATGGTACGGGTGGACTACTCACGGGACCGACTATTGCAACTATCGCTTCGACACTATCGACGAGGCGCGCGCCGCATATGATGTAGCCGTCCGCTCGATCCTGGAGGCGACATTCTCAAAACCAGTGGTCGTCGAGATTATTCACACTTTGGTGTCCAAGTGAAGCCTATCGCCACCGCAATCCTCTCAAGCGTACTCGCCATCTGTGCCGTGGTGCTGATCATCACTGGGAGCCCATGGTGGGCACTGGCGATGCTGGTCACAATGCTCTCTCTCCAGGAGGCCTAAGTGACCGTCCTAACCATGGGTCGTCATGCCAGCCCTGAAAAAGGATGCTGCGCCATGGAGCTTGCCTCTCAGATGGCAGGCGAGCCGTGGGGGGACCATCCGGCATGCGTGTCACCTTTGATGGGGCATTACGTCCGCCGCACCAACGACTCTGCCCCCGACGATATCCGGCAGGGACTTCTCCCAATCGTCCCCCTGCTTATCGGAACGGATGCGGCTGACGACCAGGCCCGAGGGCTACTCGCTGCCGACTGGGTAGTCCGCACCTTCATCCCGACATGGCTTGACCTTGCCGGCCTCGTGGATCATGCGTCAGGGCTTAGAAACTCGCTTGCGCTAGATTCCTGGGAGCGGTTGGATGACGTAGCGCCGATGCTTATCGCGGCTAAGGAGGCATTTTCCGCGAAGCGTGTCGATTCGTTTGGCAGCGCATGGGACAATGCCTATACAGCTTCCATCGCAGCAACGATAATCGCGCAGCACGCAGCCGTGGCCGCACATAGGGCTGACACATGGGCCATCGCTGCCAGGGCCTCTATCACGGTAGATCGCGGGGTCCAGTGGTATAGCGCGATAAACAACGCGCTCCTGACACGGGACAAGCAGGCAGAGGCACGATTGGCCAGCTTCAGCCCAACCGCCACCGCCATGATGATCAGCTCGATCGACCTGGCCCGCCGCATGGCAATGGTCAACAAGCCCTTGACCTCCCATCACACACCCGTATAACACCCCCATGCCTCCCCGCAAGCTCCCCAAAGATTCTATTTCCTCAGAGCTGATTGACGGGGCAGGCACCTTTAATCCGCCCAGGAGCACGCTGCTGCTTAATGATCCCATTAAGGTATCTGGGTGGGCTGAACCGTACCGCACTGACAACTTCGTGGCCCGCCACACTGGATCCGGCGACGCACTCATGAATGAGGCGGGCATCCATTGTTCCGACCTCGCTGACCTGATCACCGCCATCCGCGCCGTTGACGACGCCAACCTAGCCCCCCTACGTCTGGAAGTCCTGCGCTTAGCCCTGACCAAGGCAAAGGCACTCCTGGCATGACCGACCTAGCAACCCATATTGCTGCCGTCTCTGCCGAGGCAAGGCTTGACGTTCTTTCCGACAACGCCCTCCTTGATGCCAAGCGCGAGTTAGCCCACCTTCATGGCCAGATCCAGAAGGAGCTGGTCAAGCGTGAGGGCGCCGAGGCTGTGGCAGACGAGCCGGCGAGTCGGGATGACTTTGAGTTTCTTAAAAGGACCATCTTCGGATGATTAACCCGCCCGACCTTGACGCTGACCTCACTGCCGCCCTCGCCCGCGCGACTGCCGGATATGCCCTCAAAACTGCGGGCGCATCAAAGGGCTACGCCGCTTACCGATCCGCGCCCATTGGCCACTGGATCGCTTCGATGACCGCCTCATCCCTGGACGAGGCATGGGCCGGCTTTCTTGCCGACTGCCGCACCTTGGGAATCCCAACTTCAGGCGTATCCATCGAACCGTGGGGTTGCCGCCCATAACATCGGCACGAGGACGCAACGCGATAAGAGCTGCCATAGAAACTAAGATGAGCACTGATGCGTGACAGGGCGGAGAGACGCCCACTTTCATTCTCGGTAACTCAGTTGGTAGAGTTCCTGGCTGTTAACCAGGGTGTCGGAGGTTCGAGTCCTCCCTGAGAAGCTACGGTGCGTGTCTGGCACCACAAAATACCAGACACCCTTGGGGATGGTCCAGCCCTGGATTGGGGATTCCTAAACCTACAGCGCCTTGATCGACGCGGAAGCCGACTCTCCCCCACTGACGTATTTCTGTGGGGTGCGGGGAAGGCGATCACGAACCCCCAGCCTAACCGCCGGGGCTCTTCGTTTCTAGCGACCATTGCCATTTCACACACATGTGTTAACTTACTGCCGTGACCAGTCTCCCCGCTGCCCCCGACAAGAACGAAGCCGTCATCGGCCGCATGATCCGCGACATTGGGCGCCAGGCCCGTGTCCGCCGTCGTATCGCGGCCCGCATGAATAACCTCCAGCTCTTCTCCGATATTCATGATCCCGAGGGCCGCGTCTGCAAGCGTTCGTCCCGTGGATGGTCGGATACGCCAGATGTCCAAATGCTCCTGGAGCGTGAGCGTCGGTACGTGGCGATGGAGCACGATTGTACCCTGGCGCGGGAATCGATCGAGCAGGCCGACCTTGATCCCGAGGATCGATGCGCTGCCTTCACGACCTTGGCGAAATACGAAACATTGCGCACCAAGGAGCTAGAGGCGATCAATCTGCAACTGGCGGCGATGCGCAAGGATGAGGGCACGCACTTGGCGACGCTGACCACGATGAGCACGAAGCTGGCTGACCTGGCGCAGAAGTGGAAGATGCATGAGGATCGGAAGGGCAATACCGAGGATGACCTGACTGACGCGGACCTGGAAGAGTAATGCCCGCGAAGCTGACGCCTGAGCAGAAGGCGGCGATCCTCAAGAAGCGGTTTGCCACGGACCCGCTGAACTTCTACGTCCCGACCAAGACCCAGGCGGCATGCCTCGCCTCATTGGCTCTGAACCGGGTTATTGAAGGCCCAAACCAATCCGGTAAGACTAACCACGCCGTCTTTGAGTGTGGCATGTATGCCCGTGGCCGTCACCCGACCCGCCCTAACTTCGGCCCGGTCAGTATCCTGGTTATCGCGCCGTCTCGCAACCAGCTTGCCGGTCTATGGCGTCAGAGGCTCATCGTAGGCTGCCAACTGCCGGGCAAGGTCGGGGCTATGCCGATCATCCCTAAGCGGGAGATATCGCGCATCAATGAAGTGCCATTCAGTGGCGGTAGAGCGCCCGGCCTGATTGAACTACACAACGGCTCCAAGATTTATTTCATGATCTCGGGCGATACCCAGTCATGGAAGCGAGTCCAGGGCTTCCAGTTTGACGCCATCATTCGTGACGAGGCCGTTGGCAATTCCGACCTTGGCGATGAGTTGCCGCCTCGCCTTGGCACTGCCCGCACTGCCGCTGCTGATGGCAGCAAGCCGGGCGCTGGCTGGATCTTGTGGTCCGCTACCCCGACCTTGGTCAATGATGAGTTCTTTGAGTACCGCCGCCGCTGCAAAGAGAACGTGGACGGCGTCTCTCAGTACTTCGCCATCGACCCTAGCGAAAACCCCGCCTTCTCCATGGCCGTGCGCGACCAGATGGCCAAGGGCATGTCGGACAAAGCTGCCAGCATCCGCATCTATGGCACGACCTCGGCCGGCGACACGGAGCTGATCTTTGGCAAGCAGTTCAGCCAAGAGCGTCACATCCTCAAGGTGGACTACGAACCGCAGCCCGAGGACAACCTGTGGGTGTCGATCGACCCTGGCGGCGCTGGCGGATCTAGCCACCCATTCGGTATGCTGTTCGCCGCGATCACGTCACAGGAGCCGGATCAGCTTAAGCTGGTTGATTACTTCCAGACGGACGGCCAGACCTTCACCAACAATCTGAAGATCGTCGCGGACTGGTGCGGCGGGCGGGTGCTGGAAGCGTTGGTGTCCGATCCGAACGGCATCAACAAGACCGACCCCTTCCTGGGCTGTTCGATCGAATCCCTTGTCTACCAGACCATGGAGAAGTTCGGGATCATCGCACGGGGCGGCATCCTCCATGGATCCAATAGCCATCGCAGCACCTTGGCCCAGGTCCAGGAATGGTTCGACCCCATCCCTGATGATCCGACCGCTATCCCGCGCATCGTCATCAATCCCCGCTGCAAGCTCCTGATCACACAGCTTCAGAACTATCGCGGTCGGCCAGAGACGGCGTACACCGGGGCCAATGGCGTCATTAAGCGGAACGATGAGGGGCCGGATACTCTTCGGTACTTAGTAACTAAGAACCCCCGCTATGTGAAGCGCGCAGCCCAGTCTCGCCAGTCTAAGCCGGAAGCGGTGCTGCCGTCCACCATAACGCCTGAGCAGCGCGAACACGAGTCCCGCCTACGCCGTTCCGCCCAGCGCATGCGTGAAATCCACCCTGCCACCCGCAACGCCATCGGCACGGGATTCCTGCGCATTGGCTGACGGTTGCATGTTATCAACTGCACACTAACATACAGAGGTGTTAGAACCTGGCCTGACTAAGTCACTTATCGGCCTCGCCACGGTCAGCACCGACAACGCTGTCGTAAAGTTTAGCGGGACTACTGGTAATACGCAGAACTCGGGCGTCATTGTTGACATAAGCAATAACGTCACGGGCGTGGCGGCGCTGACGGCGAGCGGCGTCGTGATGGGCCTCTCCCTCCGCGCCACCGGGCTCACCAGCGGGCGGGTGCCGTTCGCGACCACGGGCGGCGCGATTACCGACAGCGCGAATATCGCCACGGATAGCGCAGGCGCACGGCTGCTCATCGGCGCCCCGACCGACGACGGCGCGACGCGGTTGCAAGTGAACGGCGCGGGGGCCTTCGCCGGCCAACTCGCCCCAACCACCGACAACACGCGCACCCTCGGCACTGCCGCGCTGCAATGGTCGGATGTGCGGTCGGTGCTGGGCAATTTTAGCGGTGACATAACCATCACCAGAGGCGCGGCCGATGCGCAATTAGACCTGCGTGGAAACTCTGGATATTTTCGCGGTGTAGTCATCCGTACAAACGGGGCAAGCCGATGGTTCGTAGCGGCCGGGATCGAAGCAGAGTCCGGATCGAACGTCGGAAGCGACTATAGCGTCCATCGGTACACCGACGCGGGCGCCTACCTAGGCACGGCCCTGACGGTGACCCGATCGAACGGCAACGCCGCATTTGAAGCCGCGCTCACCGCAGGCGGACTAATCACCGCATCGGGCGGCATCACCGTGGCCAGCGCGCAGGCGCTCACGCTTGGCAACACCGCCGTAGCCGCGACCCCAACCGCTACCCACACCATGACCATCAAAGACGCGGCCGGCACCACCTATCGCGTCCTCTGCGTCGTCTAAGGGATCGTATGACCCCCACCCCCAAGCAGCTCAATAACGCTCTCGCCCTCATCCGCATGGGCCTCGCCCAAGTCGCCGCTGACCGTGGCCAGAGCGAAGAGGCCGTAGCTGAAATCGCCGCTGACGTAGTTGCCGTCAAGCAGTGGATGGCGACGTACCAAGTTGAACCGGTGAAGGCCTAACCCATGCCCTACGATCGCCCCCATGACGACACCACCGCCCTGATTCGCCGTGAATCGCGCGGCACCATCCAGCTTGATGAGCGCCTCGACAGTATCGACCAAAAGCTTGATCGTCTTTTGATCCAATCTGCCAGCGTTGATAAGCGAGTTTCTCTCATCGAGGTAAAGCTGGAATTGCACGATCGTATTCTGATGGGCATCAGCGGAGTGGTTGGCCTAACCGTGATCGGCGCACTTCTGGCCCAGGTGATCAAGTGAAAGAGTTTCTATTCTGGCTCCTGATATTCTTCCTGTTACTCATCGTCGGCTGCGCCATCCCAGTCCGTAACGAGTCGAACGACAAGCCCCTACTGACTGCGCCAACTGGCGTCTCTGTCCCGCAGGCTGACGGGTCCACCGTCCACAATCCGACTCTGCCGCAGCCCAAGGCCGAGGACTATCAACATGCACCGTCATTCAACTGGACGCTGCTGCTTCAGATCGTTGCCGGGCTCGCTTTCGGGACCACTGGCGTCGGGGCTATCAAAACCATCCGCACCCTCGGTGCTGCCGTGAAGGACGCCGCTTCTTACGGCGAGGACATGGAGCGCGCTGAAACGGATAGCGATGTCCTTCAGGTGAAGGCCAAGGCGGCTAAGCGTCAGGCTGCTAATAAGACTTTCTCAACTATCGCCAAACACCGTGGAAAGATTTAATTAATGCGAGGGCTCGGACTCGGACTCGGCATTTTAGGGCGAGGGACACGCGGCGACGTTGACGTGGCGGCTTGGCAGCTACGTGTCCTCGCTGCGGGCGGCACGGTCAGTCAGCCGACGTTACGCGCGGCGAGCACGATGGTGCGGACGCTCAAGACAGCCGGCATCTGGTCGCGCGTGTCGCGGCTTAACCTGTTCGCTGGCGATCAACTGACGGCGTGCCTGGTGCCGTTGATCGTCGGCGCGGGCAACGCGACGGACACGAACGTGAACTTCGTGGCCGGCGACTACACCGAGGCGACGGGACTGAGTGGTGACGGCGCAACGAAATATCTCGATACCGGATGGGCCGGGTACGCGCTCACGGGCGGGATGTCGGTCTACTTGCGCACGGCATTGGCGGCTGTTGGGCAACGCCTGATCGGTGCCAGGAACGTGGCCTCGACGCAGATCTTTACCCTCGGCAAAAGCACCGGTACTGAAACTGCCGCAGTATGGGGCCAGGCTTCCGTGCTCAGCCAGACCGAAACCACGGGACCGGCCTTCTACCACGCGAAACGCGCCGCCCCCACTGATTTTTCCCTGTACAAAAACGGCTCGTCTATCGGCTCCTCTGCGGTATCAGTCACGCCAGCATCGCCCGGTTCCGGCATGTACGTTTTTTGCGGGAATAACGGCAGTAACGTCGCTGAGCTACCCACGACTTCGGGGGCTAAGCTCGCCGGATACGCGATCGACGACGGCACCATGTCCGTTGCCGATGAAACGACGTGGAACACCGCTTGGCAGACCTTCCAGGCCGCGCTCGGAAGGGCCGTCTGATGTCGTCCTACATCACCATCTCCCCCGAACTGCGCGCCAAGCTCGCCGCGATGAACGAACAATCGCCCGACCAGAAGCTGATCCCGGTCGAGTTGGCGGACGGCACGTGGGTGCTCAACGCGGACATCCTCGGCGACTGTGACGCCGGGCAGACCTGGGCCGGCTTCGCGGCCGAGTTCGGCACCAAGGCGGCACGCACGGCGATCGTCAAGGCCCCGCTCGCACCGGAGCGATTTAAGGCGAGTGTCGAGGCCGCTGTTACAGCCGAAATCATCACACAGAAAGAACTCTAATATGACCCTGAACCGTGAGCAAGCCGTCTCAGCGACCGTTGTCCTGCGCGTTTCCCTGACCATCCCAGCCAACGCATCAGCGGCAGATACGCTTGCCTCCCTGTCGGGCCTAGCCGCTGCGGTGCTTGACCGCGTCATCGGCGTGAAGGTGCTCGGCCTTGACACGGCCGGTGCCAGCCGTGCGGCGATGATTGCCGGCGACTCAGCCGGGTCTCTCCGGCAGTTCGTTCTTGCTGGTGCCGACTACTACGAGCCGGCTATGGTTGACCATCGCTTTACCTTCCTCAAGGCCGCCGCTGGCGGATCGTTTACCGCCGTCGTGGTCTTCTATCTGACTGGACCGGCCTAAGTGACCGGATCCAAGGAGGCCAATGACCTGGCCGGCAAGATCCTGCTTAAGCGGGTGAAGGCTGCCAAGCGGGCGAAGAAACGCTTTGACGAGTCCGGCAAGGAAGTCTGGCGTTACGGCTATTCGACCGACTACAATTTCGAGTATCAGAACATGTCGAATGCGTCGTTCAAGGCGAAGGTCGCCAAGACGACGGAAGCGATTCAGATCATGGTGCCGATGCTGATGCCGCCGAATCCGAATCGGCTTGCGGCTCCGCGTGCGTGGTCTACCCCCGAGTCAATGGCTCGCTCTGAGCGTCGCAGCGCGTACGTCAACTACACCGTCAAGAAGACTGACCTCTCGACCCATTCCCGCCAGGTCGGCACCGACGCAGTGATCTATGGCCGTGGCGTGGCGTGGACTGGCATGCACCCGCGCAAGGGACTGGTCTGCACTGAGTGGGACAGCGTGCGGAATCTACTCGTTGATCCGAATGCCAAGACGTGGGATCAGGTCGCCTGGATCGGCCGGGAACGGTATCGTCCCAAGTTTGAAGTGATGGACGAAGTGAAGGGCATTCCTGGCGCGGCCGAGATTGTGCGTGAAGCGCGCAGTACGTCCAAGCGGGCATCTGACGCTGAGGCCAAGTACGACTGGGAGCAGCGCGACACGAACGCGGACTGTATCCACTACTACGAGATTTACACCCGCGTCGGCATTCACAATGATCAGGGCGGCTTGGACTGGCTGCGCGCGATGGCCAAGGGCACTGGCCTGCCGACTGACGACAAGACCATGGCGGAAGCTGCGCTTGAGCTTGAGGAATCGCCGCGCAAGTACCTGATCACTGACGATGGCCGGGTCATCGCTGACATGGACTGGGAGATTCCGTTCTTCCACCCCAAGATGGATTCTTGGCCGTGTAGCGTCTTGGACTTCTATCCGAACCCTGAGTCGATCTGGCCGGTATCTCCGCTGGAATCTGGCCTGGGCTATCAGCGCGCCATGAACTACCTAGCCACGGTCATGATGGGCCGCATCAAGTTCTCGTTCCGCACCCTGATGGCGGTGGTGAAGCAGAACCGCAACGGCCTGTCGGACGATGACAAGTTCAAGATCCTGGAAGGCCCTGACATCAACGCCATGGAACTGGACATCCAGGGCGATACGGCGAAGATTGGGGATTACCTTCAGCAGTTCGACTGGAAGAACGATTACATCGCCGCTGCCATCCAGGCATTCAGCTTCTTTGAAACCCTGTTTGAAAAGGCGACTGGCCTGTACGCCATCCTCTACTCGGGCGAGGGGCAGACTCAGTCCCGCACCGCACAGGATGCGTCGATCAAGGATCGCAATAGCCGCAACCGCATCGAAGACCTGCGCGATCAGGTGGCCCGCTTCCATAGCGACATCGCGCGCAAGGAAACCTTTGCTGCCGGCTTCCTGCTGACCCCAGAGACGATCCAACCTCTGATGGGCGACCAGGCGGCGATGGAGTGGGGCACGTTGGTACCTGACGGGGCCACGACCCCCGAGGGCCTGATGATGCTCTACCTGCAAAACGGCATGGATGTCAATGCTGCCATGGAGCGCGCCATCCAAGTGGCCCCCTTCGCCTACACCATCGATGATCTGGCCGAGGAATCGGACTGCGACATTGAGGTGTCCAGCGCCCGCCGTCATGACCTGGATCAGCAGATCGATGCCATGAAGGAACTGTGGAACCAGAACGGCACAGTCATGCTTCAGAGCATGGATCCGATCGAAAAGGCTCAGGGCTATCACCAGCTCGCGGCGTACAACAAGCTGCTTGGACTGACTGAGGCCGCCAATCGCCTGACCGGCTTGGCGCAGCACTTTGAGCAGATGGCCATGATGCCTATGGGGCCTCCCGGTGCTCCCCCTCCTGGCGATCCGACGCTTGCATAATCACACATATGTATAACACTCGTTAACATATGGCCAAGCGCGAGATTCGGACCCCAGGCGGCGTTGTTACCTACTACCTGGATGACCGGGAAGTGACCCACAAGGTGTTCCACGGCGACTGGCACGTGAAGCCGCCCAACTACGAGAAGGGCGAGTGCCCGACCGTTAAGCCTGACCTGGGCGACTTTACCAGCGAGCGGTGTCAGATCACTGGCAAGCGTGGTCGCTACATGCCCCAGTTGGCCAAGTTCCGTGGCGATAAGCGCGCGGTCTTTGAGCACGTCAATGATGCGTCGGCTGCTGCCAAGCGGCGCGGCATGAACGTGGAGAAGGCGTGAGTCGCATCCCAGTTATCTGGATCACTGGCGATGGGCATCGGTGCCGTATCCCCAAGGGACCAGCATGGGGCGGGGTATGGCGTTTGGTCCGCGCATATGACCGCAAGCGGAGGCGAGCCCTCGTGACCCTGGCCCGTGGCCGTATTTCAGTGATGGAATGCACCCGGAGGACCGAGGCGGCCAGGAACCGGATCGGCGCCCTATGGGACATCACCCTCTCTGGAAAGTACGCCAACGCTTAGTCCCGTAATCACACATATGTATACAGACGCTAGCTTTAAGGAAACACAGGAATACAATGCCCGATAGTACCGACTCGCCCGCTTCATCGGATACCGTTGACTCTGCCCCGGCAGTCATCAGCGAACCGGCTGAAACGGCAGCGCCAGCACAGGAATCAGCTTCGGCTGACACTCTCAGTGCGGATGCCAACCCCGGATCTTTGCCAACCGATAAACCGCAGACTAATTCTCTGCCAGCTACAGGCGAGGCGCTTCCGCAGTTGAAGCCCGAGGAAATTAAACAACTCCTCAACCTCCGCTCTCTGTATGGCCGGCAAGCCCAAGAACTGGGCGAAGCTCGCAAGCGTGCGGAAGCCTATCAAGGCCTTCCCTCGCCCGAGGAAATCCGCGCAACTCTAGAGCAGCGCCAGCGTGAAGCTGATGTGCAGAAGCTCCAGCAGTGGCATCCAAAGCATCCCGACCACCAGACGGCCATGAGCCGATTGGAGCGGGTGAAGCACTACAGCGCAGCCGTGCAAGGCGCGACGCAGGGGCTTCCGCAGGAATCGCATGACGACGTTAAGGCCCGTATCGCGCAGTCGATCGGGATCTCAAACGACGATATTCAATTTCACAATCAGTGGGTGCAGAACGACCAACAGGTTCGCCAAGAGCTTGCCCGTGACCCTGAAGGGTTCATTGAGCAGCGTGTGGCGGCTCTCTTGGAACGCTCTCTGGATACGAGGTTCTCCCAGTTCGAGCAATACCAGACCGCGCGCGTGCAGGCCCAGCAGTACCTCTCTGAAAATGGGAAACTGATGGAGGCCAATCGTGAACGCTTCCTGGAACTCATGCCCCAATTCGGGCGTGATGGCGCCCTCAAGCTGATCCAGCTAGAGGCCGAGAATAAAGGACTGCGGGCAAACATCGGTAAGGCGACAGAGGTCCAGGCGACGGCCCAGGCGCAGCAGGCAGCCCTTCAGAAACGTTCACGGGTCAGCCGTGATCAGGTTTCACAGCCAGTGGCAACCGATGCGCTCTCGATCGGTACGGCCAAGGGACTTAAGGGCATGGCGCTCATCCAGTTTATCAAAACTCATAACACACGTCAAGCACACTAAGGATTCTTTATGCCTACCGGCCTTACTCCCGCCTCTAATTTCTCACCTTTGGTGGATGAGTCCACGACCCAGCAATTCATGCGCGGTGCGTGGGATGCGACCAAAAAGGTTCGCTTCCTCCTCGAAAAGATGGAGCAGAACGGCAACATCCAGAACGACGGCGAAGGCGCCTTCTTCGAGAAGAAGATCCTCGTCGGTGAGTTCCAGGCTTCGGAGCGTGCGGACCTCGCGGCCCGTAACTTCGCTCGTCGCCAGCACTACATCACTGCCCGTGCCCCCTGGGGCTTCATGGACATGACTGATGTTCTGTCGGATCGCGATCTGGCTCTGAACACCGGCGAGTCGGCCAAGGTCAAGCTGGCTGAAGGCCGTCTTGAGCGCATGGGCAAGGACTTCAAGAAGGCCGTGAGCAACCGTATCTTCACCCGCAATCGCGGCGCGAACACTGCCCTCGGCATTGCCGCCTCGACGATTGCCAACGGTGCGGACGAGCCGATTAACGGCCTGCCGACTCTGTTCGGTCACGGCTCTTCGACGACCGGTTACAGCCCGCTCACCGGCACGACCGGCACCACCATTGCTGACGCTGACCGTGAAGCCCTGCCTAACACCACCTACTTCGGTCAGACCACCCTTCCGGGCGGACTTGCTGGTGTGGATAACGCGATCACTGAAGCGTATAGCCCGGTGATTGGCAACTGGTCGTCCACCACCTTCGACACTGCCGGCGCTAGCTCACTGTGGAACGTGAACGGTCTGAACTTCCTGGACTACATGAACCAGCGTCTCAGCCGTGCGAATGACTCTGATGAGATGCCCGACTGCGGCGTCACCACCAGTGTTATGTACCTTGGACTGAAGCAGCTCCTTGCTTCGCGCCAGCGCATCATCATCGACGACTCGATCAAGAGCCCGAATGCCGGTATGTTCCCTCGCCGGTTCATCCCCTATGAGAACATCACTGTCTCGTGGGACGATGATTGCACTGCCAACGTCATCTACTTGCTCAACAGCAACAAGATGTACTTCAAGACTGTTCCTGTCGTCTCGGCTGGCCATGCTGGCGGCGATGGTGCGACGGGCAGCGCGGGCGAGATGTTCAAGGTCACTCAGCAGCACTCGATTGAACAGGGTGGTCATCTGACCGCCGTCCAGTTCATCGGTCAGCTTGTGTGTGAGCCCCGCTACCAGGGCGTCGGCTACAACTTCGCCTAATAAATGGAATGCACCCCGGTCGCCTACGGGCCGGGTATCGTCTCTCTTTTTACTCAATCAAACCTTAAGGAATCTTTCATGGCTTATGATGTCATCCAGGCTTTGCCCATCGGGCAGACCTCCACTAACGCGGTGTTCGCCAGCTCGGTCGGCACTCTCGCTGTCGTCAACGGCGTTACCTACCGGCTGATGATTTCGGACACTGCGGCGATCACGCTGGCGGCGAACAACTTCTGTAAGTTCAAGACCGGCTCGGCTGCCACATATGTGGTTGACGCGGTTACTGGTGCCGCCGCGATTCGCGGGACTGTCGCTGGCATCCCCCAGCTTCCGAGCGGCGTGACCACCTGGGCGCTGAGCACCTACGCCTGGGTTGCCCGCGCTGGTCGCGTGACTGGCACGACCGCTGGCGCCGTTGCTGTTGGTGTTGGCCTCGCCACGCACTCGACTGCCGGTGCGGTTGATGACACCACCGTGACGTACGACACCGTGATTGCCCGCGCTCCGACCGCCATTGGCTCGGCCACGACCGGCGTTCTGGATCTCGATCTGGAGTAATTTGCACCGCACATAGTGCTGGTTGCTGGTGTGGGTGAGCGACCCCACCACCCTGACGGGGAAGAGGGTTGCTTGTTTTTTAAGGGAGCACATGGCTGCGTCTGAATACTTTAAAGTCGCTCAGACGATCAACGATGCGTTTACGTATCGGAGTGCCGGCGCCAACGTGACGGGCCTTACGCAGGCGTCATTTACGATTCGTCTATCAAAGGACGGGGTTGGCAACCAGTCAACGACTGGCATTACCATCGCTGAAGTCAGCGCGGCTAATAACCCTGGACTCTATTCCGTCACGGCCTCTGGCTCGACGGGATTCCCTGCTTCCACTGGGTCCTATGACCTGGTCATTTTTCGTGCCTCGGCCCCTGACGACTACTGGACCTCGACGTTCCGCATTACGTCGGACGGGACTGGCGCCGGTACGTGGGGCTCGGCCGTGTTTACAGCGACCGCCTCCAATGGGCGTATCTTCGACGGCGCAGCGGCCCTTGCTGGCGCTACCGTCCGCATCCTCAACTCGTCCAGCGTCATCCTGGCGCAGACTGTCTCCGACTCGTCCGGCCTGTGGGGACCGATCTACTTCCCGGCCGACGGCACCTACACCATCAGTGCGTCCAAGTCGAGCTATACCATCGCTACCGGCTCAATCACCGTGTCATCGAGCATCGCCACTGGACCGGCTGCGGACATCACGCTGACCGCCGTGAGCGCCACCAGCGGCTTCCTGGCGAGCAACCTGTGGGCCTACGCCGGTCGCATGATGCGTGATCGCAACGGCACCAAGGCTGACCAGGAAAAGCGTGAGTCGGTGGACGACGCGCTGGAGATGATCTCGCTTGATAAGCGGTGGCCAAAGTACCACACGCTGGGCGAAGTGAAGCTGAACGCGGCCTACGCGACGGGCACGGTGGCCGTCACCAACGCTAGTGCCACGGTCACGCTGACGGGTGGGACGTTCCCGAGTTGGGCCGCGCTGGCTGCCCTGTACGTCAATGGCCAGAGCTATCGGATTTCCACCAGGGACTCCAATACGCAATTGACCCTGGCCACGACCTGGAACCAGGCGACTGCCGCAGCGGCAACCTTCTCGTTAGCGCAGCACGCCTACACCCTGCCGTCTGACCTTCAGCGCATCGATCAAATCCTGTTCGACCGCTCGTGGGTATGGGGCGATACGCCTATGTCGAACGCCTTCCTGCAAGTCCTGCGGGCAGGCATCCAGATGGGCCAGACCCGTGCGCGTGGCTGGGCGATTGCCAACGATCAAATCTGGTTCTGGCCGTGGCCAACCGAGGCGATCACGGTCAACGTCCTGTACTACCGTCGTCCGGCCAAGTTGGTCACGGGAACTGACATTGCGGACTGGGACAGCATGCACGAGGTGCTACTGCGCCGGGCTATCGATTATCAGGTAAGCCTGCGCGGTGAGTCAGTGGCTGGCTCGTCTGAAAAGACGAAGGAGGCCTACGTCTCGGCCCTCGATAGCGCATTCGCCGCTGACAAGACCCCGGTGTCGCGTGAGCTTGGTGCTAACTCCTACAACTCATCCCGCCCCTTCCGTGGCTCGACGATCTCCTGATGGCTGAAAATAAACAGTGGGACGGAATCCGTGATGACACCACGGACATTGACAGCGGCTTTGCTCTTGGGAATAACTCGCGCGGCATCTCTTTGTACGTCACTGGCGAGATTCGCCGTCGTCCTGGGCTGACCTACCTCTCCGACCATGGCGGCACTGCGGTAGGCACCTTCTCGTCCCCGGTGGCTGGAAACTTCCTCGTCATCTTCAAGGCGTCCGGCGAGCTTAAGAGCGTGACCCTATGACCACCATTAAGACCGGGCTGAAGGCGGACAAGCCGGCCGTATTCTCGACCATCAACGGTCGCCTCTACGCGACGAATGATTTCGACCGTGTCCAGGCATGGGACGGCGTATGGGCGTCAACCCGTGACGCTGGGATGGCCGCCCCTGCCACCGTGCTTGGCGCAGGTACCAACGCGGCGGGAAACGTCACTCTAGGCGTCCACCTAGTGCGGTATCGCTACACCGATTCCACTTCGCCTGGCGCTGCATATCGCAGTAACCCGAGTGCTGCCGTCAGTATCACGGTGGCCTCCACGACCAAGACGCTGAACTTCACTGTTGGCGCAGCGGCGACGGACATCATCCGCTCAACGGATTCCAAGTGCGACACCATCCAAGTCGAGGCGACACTTGCCGCCGGATCGACGTACTATGTGGTAGGAACGCTCGCTAACGCCGGGGTTGCTTCATTCAGCTACAACGTCTCGGACACCACGCTGGCCGCGCTGGACCTGACTTCACTCTATGATGACTTCGGCCACGAACAGCCACCGGCCGGTTCTATTATCGCAGAATGCCGCAATTACGCTTTCATCGGCGGCGGTCACGCACGGACGATCACTTGTGGAGCCACCAACAATAGCGCAACCGTTACTAGCGCGGCGGCGTTCTCAACTCTGTGGGTTGGGCGCATGGTCAGATTCGGCGCTGAGACAACGCAGTACTTGGTCACTGCGGTAGCCAGTACGTCCAGCCTGACGGTGACGCCGGTCTATGCCGGGACAACCAACGCCGCTGCATCAGGCGTGTTCTACGCAAAGAATAACCGCATCTACTGGAGCAAGGCGGGCTTCCCCGAGAGCTTCAAGGCGGTCACTCGTGTGCGGGACGTGCTTAACGGACGCGGAGACAGACTGGTCGGCATGTCCGACTTCCTTGGCGATCTCTATCTATTCGGCACTCGCTCTATCCAGCGGCTTGTTTTCCAGGCCGATCCAGGCACCGGCGAGCTGAATACCATTGCCGGCGAGTTTGGCGTTTGGAACCAGCGGTGCATCTACGGCCTCGACGGCGCGCTATTCGGCTGGGGCGCTAACGGCGCATGGATGATGACGGGCGGGCGTCCGCGCTGGATCAGCAAGAAGATCGACACCACGGTCGCGGCGCTGGTGAATACCGCCCTGTCCGACCAGTTCTTTGCGGTGTATGATCCCAAAGAGAAAATCATCCGCTGGCATTTCGTCGCTACTGGCGGATCGGTCCCCAGGCACGCGATGACCTATGACATCGTTGGTGATCGTTGGATCATTGACCAATGGCGTCAGGGCATCGATGCCGGCGTCACAGTCGCTAGCGGGACTGGCAATCTTCGCCTCGCCGTGACTGACAGCACCAACGGCCGAGCGTGGTATGCAGAGGGCGCATCTGATGGCGTACCTGCCGCCTCTACCGGCGATTACACCGTCGCCGCTGGCAGCACCACGACCGTCATCCAGATCACGGGCAGCAGCCTGCCGACTGGCACCGGGACTGACCTGGCAGGAACCATCCTGTATGATGTGACCTCGGCGCAGGAACGCCTGGTCGCAAGCAATACCACGTCGGCCATTACCCTGAGCACGGCACTGAGCGCGGCCCCGGCTAGCGGCGCATTGGTCTACGTCGGCGCCATTCCCTGCGTGGTTGAGTCCAACTGGACCATCTTTGACGGGATGGAGGAAAAGACTAGCCCGCCGTGTCTCTGGCTGAAGTTTATTCCGCAGGCTGCCGGTACGGTGCGCGTTGAAGTGTATAAGGACTTCTCGACTACGCCAATTCCTTGGACTAAGTCCGTGTCGGATATTGCCCCTAAGTATCTGTCATGGACCAATAACGCCACCTTCGCCACCCTGTCGCTGACGACCACGGCGACGAATGATGGATTTGTCAACATCCCATTGTTCTCAGACTGGGCACGGTCGTGGAAGTTTAAGCTGACGGTTCTCAGCCCGGCCGGATCACTGCGCTTGCTGGACTCTGAGTTTAAGTTCCAGGACAAGAGCAATAAGGGCCAGGAGACGACCGAATGACCGGGATCAGGGCGAGCAATACCGGCCTTCAGGGCGACGATGATGATTACGCCTACCAGCAATTGGTGGGCGATACTGAGCGACTGAGCCAGCGGGCACAGACGTTGGCGGACCTGATCACTGCGGCGCAGGCGGATCTGGCGGCGGCGAATACGGCCATCGCGTCGGCAACGGCGGCTATCGCCGGCCTGGGCACTATGTCATCGCAGAACGCGAATGGCGTGGCGATTACGGGTGGCAGCATTACTGGCATCACGGATCTAGCCATTGCTGATGGCGGAACCGGGGCAAGCGACGCGGCTACGGCACGGACCAATCTAGGGCTTGGGACGATGGCGACGCAGAACGCGACTGGCGTCGCCATTACGGGTGGAACCGCGACTGGGATTACTAACCTGACCATGGGCGAAGGCGCCATCGCCCCGTATGCGTCCAATAGCGACACTCACGGGATTCGTTTCGGAACAAACCTCCTGAGCGTCCAGTCTGAAAGCTCTTCTGGATATTCGTATATCGGCCATTCGGAGTCAGCCTATTACGCGCCTGGGTACCCCTACCTAGGGATAAATGGGCACAGCCCGAACAGCGGATTCGGCGCTACCAACCGTGGCATTTCGATTTCAGCCAGTTTAAACACCTACGTTAGAATGTTCGTCCCCAGCGCGGTGGGCTCACCATCGCTTGAAATTGGGAGCGGCGGCACGATTGCGCTCTATTCAACGGGGAACACCACCATTGCCGCAAGCGGCACCACGGGGACGGTCCAAATCACCCAGGCTGGCTCGATCGCTGGCGCCAATACGTTCTCGCTTACCGGGATGACGACCGTTAGCGTGAATGACGGCGGGACACCCTACACCGGGGCGACTAGCACATCGATTTCAGTCGGCACATATTCTATCGCGGTGAGAAAGGGGATTGTCACCAGCGTCTCTAGCTCCGGTGGCTCAGCAACAGGGACGCATGTCTTCGCCAAGTCTGGCGGTGGCTCCCTTACCGTCGTGTTTAACAACGGCCACGTAGTAAGCGTCACGTGATCGTCCTGCTGCCACGCCCGTTGGGAGATGCCTGCCTCGCGCTGCACGAGATGGAGCCAGCGTGGCCGCGTATCACTATCGCGCGCCAATTTTGCTCCGAAATGACGCGGCGGGTAATTGATTTTCTCGGCATACCGGTGAGCGACGGCGATCCGACCATCCGCCTAACCCAGGATTGGGGGTTTTGCCAGACCGTGAGCGCGCGGTCAGTAGCCGCCAGCGACGGGGTCGGTCATATGTGGCAGCGCCCGCCACTCGGCGCTGGAGTCGCGCTATGCCCGCACGCCAGCGTGCCGGACAAGGAATGGGCACATTGGGACGAGGTCGCGGACCTGGGCGAGATGGTGCCACGCACGCACCACGACCTCCTCGGGGCGATCCTTGCGGCGCATACGGTGGTGGCCAATCACTCTGGCCCTGCGCACTTTGGGGCGTTGCTCGGCCGGCAGGTGGTATGCCTCCAGCACGAGCCGCACCCCGTGGACCCGATCGGGGCATTGATGCTGGGGCCTGGGTGGCCAAGCGTAGCAGACGTGCGCGCCTGCATTGCGTCTCTCGCCCCCGCCCATTGCAAACCTCTCCGTTTAAGTTAGCATAGGATAACAAACACATGCCGAATCCCCCTACCGCCGACCAGCTTCGCCAGCAGCTTCTCCAGCTCCAATCGGAGTACCGGTCCCAGTCTGCCAGTCGGCCGAGTGGCGGTGGTTATTCACAGTCCCAGCGCGAGCGGGACAACTCTGGCTATAGCGACTACATGCGGCGGCAGTTCGCCCT